ATTTGTATGACTATGTAGGTCACCTGCGTACACGATAGGAAAAGCATCAAATCTATCTAGGTCTACCTCTGGTGTCACATGAGGAGGTATTTCACCTCTTACATGTGTATATAAAGGCTTGTTAATATTACATTTTTCTATAAAGCCTTTCTTATGCAAATCTGCATAAGGTAGAATAGTTCCCCATTCATACTCTGTAGTTTCATCTATTATTTCAACAAGCGGGTTTACATCAGACGTGGCTCGTTTAAGATTAGAAAAGAAAGTCTTATTCTTTTTAGTAGCTTCATGGTTACCATCATAAATGATAGTAGGAATTTTAATATCTTTAATAAAATCAAAGTATATTGTTAGTTCGTCCATTGAAGGCACTCTATCAAAAAGGTCTCCGCCTATGATATGTAAATCTACGTCATTTTCCAACTCATGAAGAGTCTCAAAGAATAAATCATATCGTGCGCAAGCCCAAGCCATAGGAACATTCTTTTGCCCTAGTTTAATATGCCAGTCTGCTGTAAATAAAATCATGCTACGAAATCCTCGCCTGGCTGCCATGCGCAACCTGTGAGACCACCAGCTTTTAAAGCTTGCAGTGTTCTTAGCACTTCTTTTGCATCTCTTCCCGTATCTAATGCATTTACTGATACGTGTTGGATGAAGCCTTCATCATCAACTATAAAAGTTGCTCTGTAAGGTACTCCTTCATCGGGGTCAACTATCCCTAGTCTATTGGCAAGAGATAGTCCACTATCTGCTGCCAAGTTGTGTTTGATATTGCCTATGAGATCATTTTGTTCTTTCCACGCAAGTTTACAGTATTCATTGTCGCCGCTGATACCTGTAACTATTGCTTCTCCTACCAAACAATCCATGTCTGCTATTTCAGTTGGACAGATGAAAGTAAAATCTTTTGGGTAAAAGTAAACTACATTCCATTCTCTGTCATCAAAGTATGCTTCTACAATATCATTGTTAGAACTTACTGCAGGCAGTGAAAAGTAAGGAAATTCTTCTCCTATTCCAATCATGTTTTTCTCCTTACGAAATTGAGAACTCAGAGTCTACATCAGATGGGGCATCAGCTCCTTCAGATGGTTGAGTAACTCTTTGTAATAGTTCTAGTTGAGCATCAGGTGTAGGTCTAGGTAGAACGTCGTCCATTGAACGAATCTCAGCTATAGCTGAACTCTCTGCCTCTGACAAAGCACGTACTTTGCATTTTAATGCTTGAAGTCTATACTCTACATTGAAAGCCATTGGACCAGTCTTGACTCTTTGAAAATGTATGTCCCAACCAGTTTCTACATCAGTAGGATCTCCGAGATCTTCTGCTGCAACCATGATTTGTTCCATTAGTTTCTTTTTAAGATTTACTACTTTTACATTTCCATCAGCAGGGTCTATGCATTGACAAGCATATGCCCAGCCACATTTAAGGTCTGGAAAGAATTCACGAACGTGATCTTTCTCTTTGTTGTTGAATGTTTCTGTTTGTCTGTCGAAAGCAAGACATTCCATAGGAATATTTTTGCCGTTCTCACCTTTAATCCAGTAAACATACCTTGGAAGTATGTCTCCTACTAGTCTGAAGATGTTATCTCCTTCTTTGTAAGTGTACTGGTCGATTGAGGATTTTTTTGCACTCCCCTGTGCTTGATTAAATTTTAATGCCATTTATGTTCTCCATTTAGCGTTATCTTCAAATAGAAAGTGTACTAGACCATTCTCTATCCGAAGCAATCTGTTGCGATTTACTATGCTTGTGTCGACAGGTAAATGAATCAACTCTAGTGTTGTTTGCCCTGTCTTTTTATAATTAAAATAATTTCGGTATGAAGCTACTGCGATATACTCCGCAGCTTCTTTATTGCTATAATTTTTTCTCTCTGTAAGTAATTGTCTAGGATTTAGCAAAAAGCTATGTCCCACAAAACTTTTACCGAAGTATTTATAAGTGTTGTCTTTCCTACTCGCAGGTATTCTTTTATAAGTTAATAAATGAACTATAGTAAGTATAGAAGTAGAATCTCCTTTGGTCTCACTATTTATCTTTTCCCAATTATATTTTATCATATATTATAACAATTTTTTGAACCCATGTCAAGTAGTATTTTTCGGAGGTCCTTATAAGGTTGATATCTCATAACCCTGCTTGAGGTAGTAGCCTAGTCGTAGACTAGCCTGTCTCTTTGCGGTCTTTCCGATTAAATTAATGTCTACTACTACGGGTTGTTGTTTTCCTTCATAGTCCCTAATT